CTTTGATCGCAGAAGTAGAGTCATCAATGGTCTGTAAGAAATTGTATATAGAAACACTTAAATCATCTGTTTGGCTAATGTATAATTCAGTAGCAGAAGAGAATGACGCATTATTTAAACGAAGTTTACCAGAGGTAGGATCAGAGTCAGTTGTTGAGTCGCTAAAAGTATAATCGAAAGCAGCGCCGCCGAAAGTTCCAGCAGTTCCTTGTGCGCCGATTAAACCTTGAGCGCCAGTATTTCCAGCTGCTCCTTGCGAGCCAGTTATTCCTTGTGCGCTAGTTGCTCCTTGAACTCCCTGAGTTCCCTGAAGCCCTTGAGTCCCTTGAATACCATTTGATCCTGCGGTACCCTGAATACCTTGTGTACCCTGCGCTCCAAGTTGAGTGTACATTACTTGTGTAGCCGTCAAAATAACTGATGGCGTTCTTGGGTGATCGCTATTGCCCGCAATTGTTTCTAGCCTAACACTAGAATTAGATGTTTCCCAGAAAAGTTGAATGTAATCATTTTGAGCCAATGACAATACAAAATTTACCGTCAAGATTTCGGAGGTGAAAGAACTTTCCTGTTTATCGGGAACATCATAATGAGAATTTGTATCTGGTAGGATATTTCCATTCTTCTTAAGGAAAAACTGAGTCGAACCAAGCGAATTACTACTGTTTGTTAACTGAACCGAAAATGTGATACTATAAACACCCTGATTTGCAAATGTTACTCGACTTCCGGAAACCACAGAAACCTGATTATTAGCAGCGTCATAGCTATTCAGTGTTACAGCTTGAGGAGTATTAATAGCTACTGCTGTTTGATTTGTAGTGTCCCAGAATGAACCCCAATAGCCAATTGCGCCGCCAGCGCCAGGAGTACCAGAGACGCCTTGAATACCCTGAAGGCCTTGTGTACCCTGAGTCCCTTGAATACCTTGGATACCTTGAGTGCCTTGTGTTCCTTGAGAGCCTCCGTTTCCTTGAAGACCTTGAATACCCTGCGCTCCTTGAGTTCCTCCTGCGCCTTGAACTCCTTGTGTGCCCTGAACACCCTGCGTTCCTTGAACACCTTGCGTTCCTTGAACACCTTGTGTTCCTTGTGCTCCCTGCAATCCTTGAGAGCCTTGAACGCCTTGGCTACCACCAACAGAATTCCAAGTTGTTCCATCGCTAATTAAAACAAGAGTCTTGTACTGTTCTAAGTAAGAAGCATTAGCTCCATCAATTTGTCCATTATAAGTAGCATCAACAGTAATTTGCGCCGTTCCTTTGTTTGTGATAACAAATTGGCGACCAGCATTAGAAGAAGCTGGAATTAAAGTTGCAGTATATGGAGTAGCGGAATTAAAAACAATGTTGTCGTCACTAGTTGTTAAAGTATAGTGACCAGTTTTTGCATTTACGTTTCTAACGAAAGAATCGGCGTCAAGAGTTCCAGTAACATTAAGATAATTGAAAACGCCAGAAGGAAGAGTAATAGCACCAGTTAAATTTGCGGCGTTTCTGTAATACGTTGAATCATTACCATCTAATAAATCTGAATCAGCAGCTTTGCCACTTAAGCTAAGATAAAGACCACTTAAATTAAGGTCGTTAACAACTCCAGTAGCATCTGCTACTGAGAAGTTTACCTGCATACCTGATTGAGAACCTAAGTAGTATTTACCCATGTTATTATAGTCGCCTTAATCCGATAACTAGATTTACAGTTAAATTGAGCATAAAACGAACTATATTTAACCATTTACGGTTAAAATAGGCTCGCTATAAAAACTCAACCTAACTTATGGAGTTGGAGCTGAACCAGAAGGCGCAACACCAGTATCCCAAGGCATTTTGATTTCTACTGGATCGCTCTTAGCGAGCTGCTTGGCGATTTGCTCGTTAACGTGTTGTTCGTAGCTGCCAGTTACGACAGATTGAATCCACGCGATAACGCTAGCTTCAGTAAGAGTTTCAAATGCAACGAACTCTCCATCAGGAACATTCGCGCTTGTGAAAGGTGTGGCCCCAGAGAATTCTCCAGTGTTGCCATTTTCATCTGTACCGATTTTTTTCCAGTAAGTTTGAACGATAGCGTTTTTATTCGCACCTTCGTCTTTTACCTTGATCCCTGTTACTTTCCATGTGTATGTGATAGCCATAAATTTATATATTTTAAATTACTTATTAATGTTTTCCATTAACAAAGAGTTATCGTGTTCGTTTGGGAATGTATTAGTATCAATATCTCTCACTTATGAAACAACAGCGCTAATTACGCTAGCAGTCCATTTGATTGTAGCGGCAACTTCACCTTTAACTTGAAGCTTGAGAGAATCAGTTGTATTGTCGCCATCAACGAACACTTCCCAAGCCGCGCCGTTTTCAGAGGCGAACTTTGTGACGATAGCGTTAGCGACAAGAGCTGTATTACCTGCTTTATTAGCAACCAAGCAATCGTAAGACCAAGAAGCGGCTGTTGCGTTCGTAGTGTCGAAAGCTGTGATAGTTCCTTTGAAAGAAGCGGCAGAGTTGTTGGCTACAAGGATGCGTCCAGATGTTCCATTTAAGAACATTTCTGTTGTAGCGTCACCTGTGGTTGTGCAGTAAACTACAAAGTGATCAGACTTAGCTTGAGCAGAACCTGAAACTGTAACGCCACCGATAACAAGATCGTTCGCTGTATTAGCGCCATTGTTTGTGACATAATCAAGTGTTACTTGACCAGTGCGAGGATAAAGAACGTCGAGGTCAGTTGTTTGAACGCCAAGACCAGTGATGTGACCATAAGTATCAATTAAACCAGTGAAGTTTTGTATTACAACGCCTTGAGTATTTGTGCTAACTGTGCTAACGGCGGCAGATGTATCTTCGTGAGAAACAACAATCAGATTAGAACCGTTGTCAGTAACAAGAATACCGCTAGAACCGCTAATAGTAATGTCATTTGCGTCGCCGTTAGAGCCTGTGATACGGATAATCGCATCATTAGTTCCACCAGCAGCGACTGTAAGGTCGTACATGGTGAATTCCGATGTGATCGGCATATTGTAGTATGTCGTTCCATCGTTTGTGAACTGCCAGCGATCAAGACCTTCATTCCAGCGGAGAGCTGTATTTGCTTCGCCGCCGCGTTCAATTTCAATGCCAGCGTTTTCAGTTGGTACTGCTCCAGTAAAGTCCGCGTTAAGAGTAATTAGTGCATCACCGATGTTTGTTTCGGTTGTGTTGATGTAGGTTGTAGTGCCGCTAACAGTTAAGTTACCAGTAATGACTAAACTACCATCAAGTCTTAAAAGATTTGTGTCGGATTTGTAAGCTGAAACTTTTGTCCCATCGTTTGGACCAAAAACAACAGCGTCAGAGCTTTGAACAGAATTTAGGAAAACGACTGGACCAGCATTAACTGTTAATGTATCAGAAGCGTCGCTACCGAGAGTTACATTTCCGCTAGCAACCAAATCGCCACCGATATTAATACCGTTAGTCGTAGAATTTCCGCTGTTTGTTACATCTTGAAGATTTCTAGCATACGATTCATTGATTAAAGTTCTCAGCATACCAGACAAGGTGTGAACAGAGCCTTCACTTGGAGCAGTTGTTGTTACGCCGCTAGCAATTTGATCACGAACGATAACTGCGGTTTGACCAGTAGCAGAGAGAACGTGACCAAATGGATCAAAAGTAAATACAACGCCAGTGATGGCAGAACCAGCAGCAGCCGCAACAGTAACATCAGCTACGCTAGAAGTATCTTTGTGAGAAATTGTGATTGCATCAGCAGCAACAGAAAGCTCAAGACCAGTTCCAGCAACTACTTGAACAAAATCATTGAAAACTTGACCGCTAACACGACCAGTTAAATTGATATTAGCTGTATTAGCAGTTGGGCTAGAAGCATTAACTTGGTAAAGATTACCAGCGTTGATAGAGAGGTAGCCAGACAAGCCTGTGCCAAAATCCCATACAGAATCAGATGTTGAAACACCCGTGCCGTTTTCTGCGACTGTCGCCGAAATATCACGGAAAGCGGCAGAGCCAAGAGTACCAGTGAAATTGGATATAACGCCAGTAGCTGTTCTTAAATTAGAATCTTGACCGCTAAAGTAGCCAGAAACACCAGTGGTAAAGTCGAATGTGGCCTTTGTGCTTGGTGTTAAACCAGTTTGCCCACCAGAAACTGTCTGGTCGATAACGTACTGCTTGAGGTCAGCGGCGACAATCGACGCGGAGCCTGTTGTGAAATTGATTTGATTGCCGACTTGTGTGCCTGTATAGTAGATAGCCATTTTTTAAATTCTCCGTTATCAAATTATTTACACAGTTTTGTTATTATTTCACTTGTATTAAATCTAGAAAACCGACCCAGTGAATTGTAGTGGCAGCTAAGCCGAAAACGCTTATTTTTAAGTATCCATAAGTCGTATCGGCGTCGATCAACATTCCTCCAACACCTAACTCGTCTGTTATTCTGCTCACAACCGTTGCCCCAGCGATTTCTGTGAATCCTGCGCTTATTCCTTTTCTAATTGTGCCTTCTGAGTTAAATGTTGATGTTAAACCAGCAGTTGATCTTCCAACAACTCTCACTTTAAAAAACCATGAAGTGTTATTAGGTAAAGTTAACTTTTTGATTTGATTTGGAAACGCCAACTCATAAGTTCCAGTTGTTGTTGTTTCTCTTTTTAAAATAAATTCGGAATATTGTGCGTCACCAGCTTGAGAAAAACTGCCATCAGCAGCTGTGCGAATTCCGCTTAAATAATTGTCTGTTCCGCTACCAAGAAGAAGTGTTCCAGATACACTAACGTTCTTTTCAAAGAAAGCGTCGTTAGCGTTATTAAGTCCATCTTCGTAAATACCAGTAACGAAATTGTATTGACCACTTGTTAAGTGATAATATTGACCGCTAGCTCCTCCTTGCAAATCAGGAAGCGAGTTATGGTTAAACTGATCCGCTTCGATAATTTGAATTGGACCATCATCGTTATCGGTCTCGACAACATTAATAGGTCCAGCATCATTACCAGATATAATAATTTCAACTACTTCGGACATTTTACGAAAGCGACGTTACACCCGATACTACTGAAATAACTCCTTTTAAGATTTTTTGAAATGTACCATTATCAAATTTCACTAAAACATCGTACTGTAAATCGCCTGGATGTAATGCCGCAGTTTGCGCAGCAGTTAAAGCGAGTTTGATTGATCCAGCACTTGGATTTGTTTTTGTTACTGTAAAAGAAACAAGAGTTGGCGAATAATAATTCTGTTTTATTTCTGCATCAATTGTTGCGGAAGTAAGATTGATTGCTACGCCTCCAGCATCTTTAAGGATAAGGCTAACAGAATAATCTGTATTTGTTTCTATAGAAATGTTATAAGTAGAAGCAGACATTGTTGGAAGCGTTCATTTAAATTTACACAAAAAGCGCACTTTTAAGGGTGCGCTTTTGATTTTTAATTAAAACTAGACTTTAGTAGATGATGAAACCTGTACCAGTAGCAACCAAACCCATAACATCATTAAACATACTCTTGTTTACAACTTGAGTTGGTCTTGCTTGATAATAATTATAAGCATAAACAAGTTTGTTAACTTCTTCCATATGACTTTTCGATAAAGAATGAAACTGTTTGCTCACTTCATTTGTGTTAACAAACACAATTGTATTGTCTTCGTCTTTTAAAGACAAGATTCCGTTTCCAGAGGAAGAACCAATAGATTTGATGACGTTTCTCGACTTCTTTTTATAGTAGCTCGCCATATAAAGATGCTTGAGAATGTCTTGCTCTTCTTTTCCAAGACTAGCATCTTCACCTGTGAAATTAGTAAAAATCAAGTTGTTGATTTCGCCTAAGTTTGCGGTAATCCAGCCAGAAATGACGCTGATATTAGCTTCCGCTGTATCAGCATCAAATTCGTAGAAGAATATACCGCTTGCTACTTGTTCGATATTAGCCATTTAAGATTTTGTTCATAGCAATCTTCTGTTTTTCAGAAAAAAGCTCTTTTTGTTTTGGTTGAGGAGAAAAATAACCACGACTCTGAACGTTCTGAGTGTCAAACTGCCTCATCAAACGCTTCTTTAACATAGGCTTGCTGCCAGATTGATCAATGTAAAGACGACGCGCCAACGCTTGCATTTGCATCTCGTTCATCTCATCTAAATTTTCTTCAAAGATAGAGCGATTTGCTGTACCAAAAATATTTACTTCTTTAACGCCTAAAGCAGTTTCTAATTCACGAACTTTATCACGATACTCCTTAGAGTTCTTATCTTGAATGCTGTTTAAAGCACTCATAAGACTCGGATTTTCTTTAACTTCAGACTGTCCAGTTGATGTTTCCATACTAGATGATACCTTACAGTTTACACTTTTCTAGAATATAGAGAATAAAAAACCCGCCTCTTTCGAGGCGGGCTTCGTAAGAACTATTCTATTAGACGATCTTGCCAACAAGGGCGCGATTGTCGAGAATCATGCGGCCTTCTTCCATCGAGCCGAAATAACCGATCTTATTTTGGCGGATGCTGAATTGGTCGTCGGCAACGAGCGTGAATTCCGAGTTGGAATCTGGATCGGTAGCGACAACACGAAGGAGTGACTCGCGGCTGCGGTCAATACCAACGATGATTTCTTGTGTGGAACCAGTGAAGTCACCAGAGCTTGTACCATCAGCCTTTGTGAAGGTGGTGGCGTCAGCAGCGGTGTCGAAAATGGTGTTGAACTTTTGGCCTTTGCCCATTTCAACGAATTCCAAGATCGAAACGCCGTAGAAGCTTGGAATGCCAGCTGCACCGTAGATAGCGGAGCGCATTTCGTCAGTGGCAGGAATGCCGACCGAAGAAGCTGTGCCGCCAGAAGCGGTGATACCAGAAACGGTGTTGATTGGGTTATAAGCCATTGCACGAATTTGCTCAACGATTTCTGGGGAAACCAGAATGTCGGTCAAACCAGCGCGAGCGCCACCAGCAGGAGTACCGTTAGCCCACGATGTGGAGATACGCTTTGCGAGGGTGAGCAGTTCGTTCAAGTCAGCCAAGAGGAAACGACCAGCTTGGTTAGCTTTTTGAACGTGTTGCTTGCTATTTGTGGTGGCGGCGGCGAGAGCGGCCATTACCAGCGAGGCGGAAGTGCGTTCTTGTTTTAAGAGAACTTCTTGGGCCATGCGGGTGAAGGTTTTCGCTACAACGTCCATACGATGTTTGGCGGCGTACTTACGATCAAACGACAGAGCGCTGTCGAGGCTGTAAGTAGCAACTTTCAATTCGGATGTGGTTGGGAGAACTTGATTGGTTGGAAGACCACCAGCGACTGACTGAGAATATACTGTGATATAGTCTTCGTCATTGATGTCGAAGTAGAGGTCGAGCGGGATGCTAGGATTGTCGTCGGCGTTGAACGGCAGAGTTGTGAACAAATTGCTCAGTGTAGGAGCGTTGTTGATAACTTCTGCAAGTACAGGTCCGATGAAAGAGGCGAGAGCAACTTGCGCATCGTAAGCGATGGTACGGTTGCGGCTAGCCATAGCTTTGATAAGCTCAATCTGTTCTGGTGTGCGCTTTAATGTGATTTTCATTATAAATTTTTTCCTTTTATATTTTATTGTTCAATTACATACGCAGACCTACAACAGCGAAACCGCCGTTGAATTGATCAGCAACACCGTTAAGAGTTGTGCGTGAGCCTGTTCCAAGAACAAGGCCGAGTTTGCCAGCGTCACTGTGAGCGCAGCCTGTAACTTTACCACCATTGGCGGAAAGTTTGAAGCCAGAGCCAACTGTGAGGGTACCGTCGATAGCGCCAGCGCCAAGCGAGAAGATACCACGAGTAGCAACTGGAACAGCTTGACCAGGCAGAACACACATCAGCTCTTCCGCTTTTTGGCGGTAGTAGAGAAGTTTTTCGCCGTTTTCATCTGTTTTAGCAGTTTGACGGAGAGTGATGCCGAGGCAGTTTGTGAGGTCGCCAGAGGCGGCAGGTGTAACCTTGAGGTTAACCTTTGGATATTGGGCAGCGCCGATGTGTGGGTAATCGGTTTTGCCGAGGTATGAGTCGGAAGCGTATGAAACAGGATCTAAGTCAAAGTTACCTGCGGAAACTTTAACGAAAACACCTGCGTCACCGCTGCCAACGCCTGTTGTGCTCTCGTTAACGGCAGCGTCAACAAGGGCGTACATATTGACCACGTCAAACTCATTGAGTTGACGGAATGGTAAGAGACGAATAGCCATATTGTTTTCCTTATTATATATTTACTTGATTGTTATTATTTAGAATAGCTTACGCTAATGTTTTCCCGCGAAAAAGCTTGTGCAAACTTATCGCGGAAGTTGATTTCGACAGATGTTTGACTATCTGGCGCGGTGTTTGTAGCAACAGCGCTTTCGAGAGCAGCTGTAATGTCAGGTTTCTTGTCTTCTACCTTTGTTTCAACAACGGTAGCGACAGAAGCTTTGCTGACTTCTTTGAGGCGAGCTTCAACTTGTTCTGAAATCTTCTTTTCGATTTCAGCGGCTTGCGCCTTGATGAAGTCCTTGCTCTTGTGTTTCCATACAACACCAAATTTTTCTTTGTAAGAAGCGAAAGCTTCTTCAACAGAGTCAAGAGCTTGAACTTCGCCAATGATAACCTTGCGGTCTTCGTCAGAGAGTTCGTAAGCAGCATCAAGTTCGCTAACGCGAGCATTGAGGCGAGCAACGGCTTCTTCTTGAGTTTTCTGTTCTTTAATTTTATTCAACTCTTCTTGAGTTGCGGCCAAAGAAGCTTTCATTTGTTCAACAGAAGCAACAGTTTCGTTGTAAAGCTTCTGAGCTTGTTCTTTAGCATTTTTTTCGGCAGCGATTGAATCGCGGTATTCTGTGTCTTTTTGTTTGATAGCTTCTGTGAATTGGCTGGTCATTGAAGCAACAGCTTCTTCACCGAACTTTTTCTCAAGAAGAGCACCCTTGAGTTCTGCGATAAGTTTTTCTAAGTCCATATGGTTTATATTTTTTACATTTTTTATCTCTAAAATGGAATTTGATTTTTTATTCATTAAAAACGCCATCACCTCGTGACGGTAATCTTTTGATGAATCTTGCATCTCTAAATCTTGCGGTTCTTCCTCTGAAGCTTCATCTTCGGAGTCTCGGAGAGAAACTGAAACCTTAGAATCAAATGCCACTACGCCATTAACTTGCGCAGCTGGATTTGTAGTGAATCCTCCTCCTAACGGATAGATTTCTCCAACGATAACTCTATTGATAATTGTTCCGTCTTGAAGCTTCCCTTTTCCGCCTTTGCTTTTTAAAAATTTTGAGTATTCTGCAACAGTTTCTGGATCAGTAATGATGTCCGCTTCTTTTAAATTGTCGCTTCCAACAGCTAAATAATAACTGCTAAAACCAATTTCCCAACTTGCTGAAATTGAGTTTCTGAACGAATCAGCAGGATCAGAATTGCGAATCATCAAAGAAGTAAAAGACGAATCTACTGTTTTATAAACAACTCCTGCAACTGATAAATAAAATGGATCTAATGTTTTACTCGCTTCTTCTTCTGACATTGCAGTGTTATCACTTAATCTATTAAATCCGTAGTTAGTGATATGGCCGATAACTCGTTTCTTATTATGCTCGATATTTAGATACTTGTTAACAAATCTTTTAGCGATTTTAGCAGCAGTAGCTCCTGAAATACCGTCGCCATTATGGTTTACCATATTTGGCACAGCTAAGTTAAAAGACACTCCCAATAAATCAGGATTATCTTCAAAGTTAATATTTGGAGAGAGCTTTTTCAGCTCATCAAGAGAAGCTTTGGAAATTTGAAAATCTTTGCTGCCCACTTTGTGACAAGCGACAGAAATGTTATCTAATTTCGTCTTATACTTAAACGCCATGAATTACTTTACAGCAGAATGATACAAAATAGCCGCAGAATATTCGTCCAATAGAAATTCATCAGCAGTATCAGTGATTTCTTTCATTGGTTGAAGCTTTTCGATATTGCCTAAATCTTGTACACAAGCTTGTATTCTAGTTGTCCATTCTTCTTTGCTAGAAGCAGCAACAACTTTCTTACATAGCTCGATTACGCTCGATTTTTGCTGATCGTTAAGCTTAGATACGCCAAACTTTTCAGCAGTGAACGTCTCAGAAGCTTTCATGAAAGCATCAACTGCATAAACAGTAGATTGAATATCAGAAGTGGAAGCTCTTGATTTTGTTCCTAGTGGTCTACCAGGTATAGAGTTCTTTGGTTTTGCCGTTGGAGTTCTCGAAACTTTATTAACTGGCTTTCCAGCAGCAACAGGAGCAGCTGGCTCTGGTGCGCCCAGATCGTCAATCAATGGAACGCCGCCAACAAGAGGATTGTAGTATCCTTTTTTTCTTTCTTCTACGAGTTTGTCTTGCGCTGGACTCAACTCTTCCGAAGAAGGCAATTTGCCGTTAGCCATAGCTTCAATACCTTGTTCTGGAGTGATAATCGACAGCTCCATCAAACGGCTAACTGTGCGCATATATTGAATCTCGTCTTTAAGATCAATTTGTTTAAATTTAGCAGTAGGATAAGCTTTAAATCCCAAATCTTTTGAGATGCGAATTATTTCTGGTTGAAGAATGTCGTTCAAGAAACAGTTGCGCGATTCTTTAAGGCGCTCCATGAAGAAACCGATCTTCGCAGTCTGCCCGTTATACTTGTCGTCGCCAACAAGAACGTTCATTAAACCTTCTTTAATATCTTGATTAAGAATCTTGTATTTTTCTTCGCCAACAACTTTCTTTAAGTCAGGAATAATGAATTCAGCTTTTGTTGTATGGTCCGAAACGAGAACTCTGCCAACGCTTTCGTTCATAAACAACGATTGCATTGCCGCCATATTTGCTGGATTGATGCCGCCCTCGTCAGGAGGAGCGCCCATAGTGATGAGCAGCAATACATTCTCTACTGTGCGAGAAATAGCTTGGTCAATATGCTTTAATTCCAGTTTCGCATTAACATCTTCCATGATCGGAAAGGTAAACGGAATTGCAAACGGCTCGTAGTCTTGTTTCTTATAGAAAGAGTATAGCAAAAATGATGGATCAAGTTTAATCTTTAATCCATCTCTAAAATAAGCTTTGTCTTTAACCTTCTTCTGCATATCAGCAGGAAGAGCTTTAAACAATTCTCTATCTGCGTCGTCTTTTGGATTTCTGAGTCTTTCTAACTCGTATTCAGAAAGAAGTTTTTCGTAAATCGCTTCTGAAAATGAAGCGGAAACTTTAGCAACGATTTCGTAAGGATTAATTAAGATGTAGCGAAGAGGAATCTTGTTATTGACGACTCCGTTTTCGCTTAAACCAGACAAAAGTTTAAAATCTTCTGCTTTAAATTTGCCGTCGATACGGTAATAGAAGATGTTTCCGCTGCGATAATATTCGCGGAAGTATTGGTCTTTCAATTTCCATAGTTTGATCTTCTCAAACCACTTAGTAAAGAATTCTCTACTACGCGCAGTGCCGCCTTCAAGATAAATCTCTGTGTTAGCAAACTCTGTGGCAATGTCGATTGTGTTTCTAACTAAAGCGACGTTTGCGTAAGCCTTTTGGCAAAGCAAAATAGCATCACGAATGTCAACACCGTCTTTAGAGAACTGATAAGGAAGCATTCCTTGACTCAAAAGAGCATAGCGGCGAATGTTGTGATCAGTTCCGTTTCTTGGAATCTTTGTGCTCTGCGCTGTGTCGGTAGCTCCTTGAACTGGACGGCTATAAGAAGCTTTGGCAACTTCTGTGAAGTAAGATTCTCCTAAAAGCTTTGGTTCGTAGTTGTTATGAACAGGAAGCGAGCTGCTTTCTGGCTTGTTAAACTTGCTCCAATAGTCCGACTTCTTGTTATATGAACGCGACATATGATTATATAGTAAAAGTTACACTAAAAGTATCAAAAGTACTTTTATGACTTTCATTTTACCTCACGAAGAACGGAGTAAAAGTTTGCGCCTGTTGTTCTGGACAATCCATCATATCAAAATATATTTTCATCATCCAGTTGCCTAATACTAGGCAAGAATACGAGTCTTTGCGGGTTTTTTCCGCTCCGCTTTGTCTTTTTAGTTCTGGCGGCAAGTCAAAACTCTGATGTCCATTAGCTGTTGATGTTGGAATAATTAGAGAACACTGCGCTTTAACCAGTTCGATCAAATCAGATTGATGGTCAACGAAATCGACCATCTTTGCGTCGTTCGTTTGATTGTCCTCTTGATCGCGGAAAAATTTAATCGTTTTAATCGGAATAACTTTATTCTTTTGAGCTGTGAAATCGTTATCGACAGCTTCGGCAGCGAACAGCATCTTTCTGTGATCGAAATTAGATTGCAACAACTCGTTGGCGTAGCGAATCCAAGAGCTTGTTGGCACTCTAAGGTAACAAATGCGAGTGTCTTTTAAACTGTAAGCTCTTCTTGCTTTACGAATTTCGTCTTGATACTTTTCAGGCGAATCAAAATCAGCTTCAAACATCTTAATTTCGATTTTAGCATTTTTAAACACTTCGCTTTCATTTGCGGCATTAATAAACTGCACGCCACCGTTATAGTCCCCGCACATTCCAACGATGTTAAAGTTATTCATCAAATAAGCCAAGTATTCGATATGCTTTTTAAGATTAGTTCCTGATACAGCGTAATTATGAACGAGAATTCCTTTGCGATTAGGAACATCGAGCTTAATAAGGTTCATGGCAAAGTCGTCAGACGATTCATTCTCTGCCCACGAAGGATCGAAGCTTAAAATATAATCAGAGCCTTTCTGACCAGCCACTTCTATCGCTTGTCCTTCAAGCGGCTTGATCGTACATTCGTGCATCTTGCTCAATTTAAAGTAACCAGAAGAATCGTCCATGAATCTAGAGCCGAATTCTCTTTGGAACTGTGACTCAGACATAGTTGACTTAGCTTGTGTCAGCAAACTCTCGTCATAAAGACCATGAGGAGCTACATCATAAGAAAAATGCAAGATAGCTCTAGTTGAATTACCTTTTCCATCTTTTTCAGGGAACTTAATAAGTGATTCGTACTGTTTATAAAGCCTGTACATATATTCAAACTGGTAAGAAGCAGATGATAGCACAATAATTTTATTATTCGGCCATCTAAAACGCTCTTCTTCAATCATATCTCCTCTAGCGATCAATTGAGTCTCCAAATCATATACTTCTTTTCTCTCTGTTGGATTTTGCACAACAGAAAGGAACGGAATAATAACTTCGTTAAAGATTCTTTCAGGCATCAACAAGAACTCGTCAATCATCATACGGTGAAAGCGAAAACCACGAAGCTTTTCGCCGTCACCAAGAGGCAAGCAAGTAATTTTGCTGCGGCCAAACTCCATTGTCCACTCGTCCGAACTCTTAGATACTTTTGTGATAGCTTGCTTTAAGAAAATAGCGTTTGGCTTGTCCGCGATCTCTTCAATCTTGCGAAAAATCATCTTTGCTTGGCGAAATGTTTTACTTACAATACCAATGTGAACGCCTTGATTCAAAATCGCGTCTAATGCAGCGAAAACAGCACAGGTGAAGCTCTTGGAGAGACCGCGACTCCACACCATCATGGAGTAGTCTGTTTCAAACATCGTTTTAATTGCGAGATGCTGAAACGGAAACGGTTTTACACCACAAATAATCTCAGAAGCGAACGAAATGTTGCTGCGTAGAAATTTATATAGAAGAATCTTAGCTTCGCGCTCTTCTAGATAACCTTCTTTCTTTAAAATCTCTTCGTTTACTTTATTGCTATTGTAAATGCTTTTTCTTTTTTGGTCGCCAACGATCCAAGCCA